CTTCTCAAATCTCCGTCGTAAGTGGTATAATCTCCTGCGAAGGCTGTCTTCTTTCCTTTTGTCATGCTGGTTAGCAATCCATACAGCTTAGTCCAATCGTAAGAGGTGGGGTCAATACCAATTAATGATCCGTTATCAATCAGGTGTTTCTTCATTTCTGAATCAAACCAACTGAAATATTGGCGGATCAAGACGGTGAGTACCATGTTACCAATAGCAAACATCCTAGTTTTTCCAGCTAGGACCTTCGCTATCGGTCGTCGTTCGTCCTTTGTCTGGTCAATAAAATAAAAGTTGGGTATCAATCCTTCCTTTACCTTATTTTCGAAGTCGGTGATAGCGTTGATCAAATCGGGGTGGTCAGTGATCCAGTCTTCTCCTTTACCCATCCATTTTTGCTTTCCTTTTGAGTTGTCAAAAACATATGGGTATCCGGGGGAGGTGGATCGGTCGATGGGTCCTAAACTTTCATTTCCAATTATTGCTTCTTCGTTAGATAACTTTTTAAAGGGTATCCTGCCAAATCGGCTAACAATTGATTTTCTGAAAATTTCTATTGTTTGGTTTTGCAGCGGTTGTTGTCGTCCAAAATACTTGGCCAAATTTTGCTTATAAACATTAATGTCTTGCGTGTTCTTAAGCATGGCAGGCATAGTGGTTGCTGGTCCTAAACATTCAAAAATTTCAGACTTCTGTATGCTTGTCTCGTTCGGGGTATATACTGGTTTGAGTTGATCGGTCAGAATCAAATTACCAGCAAGTTCGGGGAGTTGGGTGGTTGGTGTTATGGGGTCGGTGTTGTTGTGTGGGAATTTGTCTGTTCTTTCTTCATAAACCATTGAGTGGGTATACTCGAATTCTCTGAAAGCAACTCGAATTTCTTCGAGAGTTAATCTCAGAGCGTAGGCACGTCCTTTACATCCAGCGACGTGAAATCCGAGTATTTTATGAGGATGTGAAGTGGAGTTCAATATTAACGGGGCTCCACAGTCACCAGCAGCTAACGCTGATCCGGTGACGTACATATCATAAACATTAGAAGATTGGTGAGACGGGGTCGCAGCGGTGAAATGGTCAAGAGAGTGTTGGATTCCAGTTGAGGTTATCAAATGAAGCACTCCTTTCAAATTTCTAGTTAATGATGTTACCATTAACTGTCCAGCAGCGGGTGTGGTGGTGTCGGTGATGAAATATTTCGTGATGTCTTTAAACATTCGTACTTTCGATCTGGGAAAACCCAGAAAGACTACATCACGAGTTATTTCGTTGTTGGTGGTTCTGACTCGCTTACATTCAGAAAGCGAGCAGTAGTAGGTGTTGTTGTTGCAGGTTAATGTCACTTTGGTGTCGTCAGTGCAATCGTAAAGTATATGATTTACGGTCACGCCAATTCCTCCTCGTAACATCAGAATGTTCACGGTTCGGGGTGGGTATCCAGGAGTCTCCACTGTCAAATTAGCAAGGTTATCATTGGCCAAAATTCGCAAAATTTCTTGTGAATTTACATCGGCAAGATATTGAGATTTTGTACTCTCACTAACTTCAGTGGGTAGACTCCCTCTCCAATAGGGGACGG